AAATATTTTTACACGGATTCACTCTTTCCGCCATCTTTTAGTTGTATTCTTAGTTATCAATAAAGGCGCGAAGCGCCATATGACATAATTTTTTATGGCGCTCCGCGCCTTTATTGATAACTAAGAATACAACTAAAAGATGGCGGAAAGAGTGAATCAGTGTAAAAATATATAAAGCGGGTGTATAGAGTGTCTTTTTTCTTGCGCCCCCTACAGGACTTTGTGGTGATTGAATCTTGTCTGCATGACGTCTGCGTTTTGTACCGCGCCTGCGTAGACGCCGGCGTTGTTGATGGTGTATGCATCGACGGACATGTTTGTTGCTGAGTGCATGTATTCCGGTCTCCAATTTTTGGTGCCCCTCTTTTCTACCTCCCAGACGACTTCGCATGAGACTTGTCCGGTGACGTAGATGTTGAGGAACGAGTCTCCGTTTCCTGGTACTGGAATTCTTGCTAGCTTGATGAAGATGGTTCCTGGCGGATGTGACATTGGAATGGATCCGTCTTGCGTGTCCAGGAGTGTCTTTCTGTTGACTCTCGGTACCTTGACCCATATTGGATTGTATCTCGAGATAGGCGCCGAGTCCCACATCTGGTTTGGTAGCATCCACCATTCTTTGTAGTTTCCGTCTGCTCCGTTGGATCCCGTGATCAGTTTCGTTCTCGCCTCTCTGGTAAAAGTGTGTCTTGCTGCGTTTTCCAATATTGGGTTTTGTTGTCCTTCTGCTGCCGATGCGGAGTATCTCAGTCTCAGCAGGTCTGAATCTGGTTGCTGTCCCCCGTAGATTGGATCCGTCGAGTATCCTACTCGCACGGCTCCCACCCCGGAGACGTCTGCTCCGTTAGTTACCATGGTCACCAGTGCCCCTGCAGATTGTGTTTGCAGAGTTGCGTTGTGTGTTCCCCTTGCGATTCCTGGTCCTGACATCCAGTTGCTGGTTCTCAGTGCTGCATTCTGGAATGCGTTGCTTGTTTGGTTGTTTGGTCCGCTGTATGAGTAGATTCTTCTGCTTCTGACCAGTGGATTGTACATCATCTGAGGCATGCTGAATGTGATGTTGTTTTCTATCCATTCGCAGTCTCCAAAGTTGAATGTAAATTCTGTAGATTCTCCCGTGCGTAGCACTTCGTGGTCAGAGTTTTCCAGCATGTATAGAGGTACTCCTTTCAGTAGGTGTTCTTCTACTGTGTTTGTAGTGTTGTTGTCTACGACTGATATTGGAGCTGGTATGTAAGCATATTGTGGTAGCTCCCATATGCTGTTTGGCAGCTCTGGCATGCATTGGTCATCCCATGGATGCTGTACGTATGGGTATCTGTGATCCCCGTCGCAGAAGATGTGCATGCCTGCAGTCAGATCATTGTTGTAGACGGTCCCCATGGCTCCGTCTGTCATGATCTGTTTTATCTGCAGGTTGTATACTCTCACTATCATGGCTTTTGGTCTGAATCTCTCGTAGTCGTTGACCAGGTGTTGCCAGTCATTAGGACTAAAGTGAGAGCTGTACTGGTTGAAATTAAAATAGCTCCACGGAGTGGTAATGGCATATTGCCTGTGAGCCGTGTCACCAGTGTTAAGCACCTCGCTTTTATAGAGATGGCCGTTTTTGATGTCACATATAAACTGGCGAGTGTTTTTAGTGACCACAATGTTCTCGCTAAATATGGTGCCCCCCGTCCATCCGCCAGTTGAGTAGCCCACTCCAGAGCCCCCTCGGCCGCCGCCACCCACCGAACCCGATCCCCCCACGGACCGAGTCGCCAGTTCAATTGGCTGATTGCCAGCCTCGTCGTTAGGTATATCATTTGATACCTCCATGTTCTGTTGATTGGATGTGCTTGGTGCAGGTTCTCTGTTTGCTTTTTTGGCGCCCTTGTTTGAGCGCGCAAAGTATAGCTTTCTTTTTAAGGCTTTGTCTCCTCCTTTGGATGTGCCTGGCAGAGCTGGCGCCAGTGCTTTTTTTATTTGAAACACTCCTCTTGCGAGTTTCCCGCCAAAGGAAGTGTCGTCTTTGAGTTCGTCTATGAGGTTTTGGTCGTGTGTGTTAAAGTATAGGTAGGGATTCTTTCCCTCCTTTAACAAGTCAGAATAGCCAAAGTCGTGTTTTCGCGCTGCCGCGTCTGCTTTATTCACTGGCGCGCCCGCGAATAAAGAATTGAATGGACCCAAATAATTGTAGCCAGGTAATGTCAGGCCTTTTTTTGAATTAGCTTTATTGGTTGGCGGCATCAACAGCTTCTGCCGCTTCCAGCATTTCAGAATCAGTTATCTCTTCTGCAACAGAATAAGTGTCTACATTAGCCAAGTGTTTTTTGTACACATCATCCCAGTAATTACATTTTTCACAATCACCCCCCAAGGCAAAGTGATACATCATGTTTCTATACCAAGTGTCTAAACATTTTTTTTGCTCAAATAACAATTCTCCCACCCCTTCCCAATCAAGTTTCCCGTCAATCGCTTTTGATTGAAATGATTGTTTTAGTCCATTGAATATTTCATTAGTTCCTTTGCTGGCTAGTCGAGTTGAGTGCCAGTAGAAGCCGCAGAACTGGAGATCTGTTTTGGAGAGTGCTCGGTGAGCGCTAAACACGTTAAACGGTGTGTGTTTTGTTTTCTTTGTCGCTGTCTCCTTCCTCGTCGCTTTCTGGTAAGGTCTCGAAGCAGTAGAGGACGATTGGTTCTTCTCCCGGCTTCTCCACGATCCCCAGCTTCTCTCCCCATGCGCTCGGATCGGACTCCTGGACTTCCATGTCCTCGTCCTCTCCTCCCTTCTCCTCTCGCTCCAGTCTGCGTCGCTTTTGTCTCGACTCGAAGTCGATCCAGTCTCCCTCGGTGATCGGCTGCGTTCCATCCCACGGCTCACCTTCCTCCACGCGAGCTCTTTTGGTAGCTGGAGTGTGACTCGTCGATGCTTCTGGCTCGGCGTCCTCTCTAGCCAGATCCCGCTCCCTTTCTTCTGGTTCTTCTGGAATGGGATCTAGGATGAACCCAGTAGCTTGGTGAGCGAGTGAGTTGATGTCGTGAGCGCTCAGTCTATCAACCTCCTCCCGCATCCACTCCAAGCACTCACTGGGAATCTCCTCTATTTCCTCGGCTCTGTCAGGTACCGATGGAGCTGATGAAGTGACGGATCCTAGTCCTGAGTCGTTACTGCTAAACGATACTGTAGACTCACTGTTAGCAGAAGTATCGCTATCGCCAGCAACAGCACCGTCAGGGTCAGGATCTCCGTCAGAGTCAGTGTCTGATTCTGGTGTTGGCTGGATGAAACCTCCGCAGTGCCAGCAGACGCCGTTTTCGCTGAATGTCCAGTTCTGTGAATGGCCAGGACAGAGAGTCTGTAAAGGAAAGCTGTTTCCCACGCTCTGCACGTCCCATTTAATAGCAAAGCCTTCCAGCGACAGATGTTCTTGGTGAATGTGCGCGCAGTGAGACAGCCAATTTGAAATCATGCCCGGAGTGATTTCTCCAAAAGTGTTAGGGAGCTGCTTCATAAAATTCATCTGAGTGATTCTTTCTTTGAGCGGTGCCGCGTGAACTCCAAACGTGGCGTTTCCCCCCACGACGGTATATACGTCGTGGTTGCTCGAAAGAAGCACTGGAATCTGAGGCAGCTCCCTAGAATCTTTGTGTTTCACGTCTACCCTGACGTGAGTTCCCCCGAGCACACACTTTGCTGCCTCTACGTAGTCTGTAGTCATGATGCATTCCTCCCACCACAGGATCATTTTGTTGGGTGCATCGTTAAAAGGAAACTGTTTGTTGTTGTGGTTCACGCACCCGTATAGCCCCACTGCGTGGCAGATGGCCTTAGCGAGATTGGTTTTCCCCGTGCTCGCTGGCCCATAGAAAAGAGTAGAATTTCTTTTCCCCGTTTTTTTAGAAAGCATCATGACTAACCAGTGCCCCACTTGCCAAGGATTGTATCCTTGTAAGTTGAGCAGCTTAAAGACCAAGTTTCCCTGGCAGTCATAGTGTGGTGCTCCCGGATTCATGTTTTGAGTAGCAGGAGTTTTCATCAGCATAAATTCATAAGCATTGTATTTGGCACACAATTTAATGTGAATCATGGTAAGCAGCTGTTCAGCAGTTTTACTTCCGCCCGGCATGCCCTCAAGCATTAACATCAAATCAGACAAATGTACTACCAAATCATTGTAGGTTAACAGTAACCCATCAGTGGCTCGCTGAATCACTTCAGCCATGATTTTTTGTTTTCTGGATAATTTAATCGGCCTTGATCTGGCCTCCGCGTCGTCCGCGTCGATGCGGTTAGCGCTTACCCTTGGAAGGTCTCCCCACACGCTTGGGTTTGAGTTGAGCATGTTCTCAGCTGGATGCGCTGTGTAGATGTTGTAAAGGACTTTCCAGAGATCTTTCCTTGTGAACTCGGAGACCGTCTCGCCGTTACAGACCGCGAAGCCATATGTTTTACCCCAAGTAGAGTCGTAGCTCTGTTCTGGTGTAGTGTGTCTCGTTAAGACTGTGTTAGCCACCTTTCTATTTTTAGGTAGCATATATCTAGTGATGAATTCTGTGCCGTTGATCGCCTGAGCTACCAGCGTGCCGTTGGCCTTTCTGCACTTCAGGATGTCTACAATGTCATCCATGTCTCCCCTCATCACTCTCTGAGCTATCTTTTGTAGCCAGTTCCATGCATTCAGCTCATCTCTAGATAGCACAGTGTATGGAGCGTGTGTTCTCTGTCTAATAGTGATCAGAAGGTGTTTAAAGAATGAAGTGCAGAGTATAGACCTCGAGATGGCTGCATTTTGTCTGGTCAGTCCCGGACCCCCAATAATTATATGCACATGCCATCCGTTCTCCCCCAGCTCGCTCTGGCTCCAGCAACTAAATGTCGGCTCGTTGACATACTGTCTTCTCTGCATGGTCTCTCTAGCAGCTCTCCACCCTGCCCATGCCATGGCCCAACTGTGTCCATCTCCTGGACTCCAACTCTCTAGCATGCTTTCTCTGCTCTCCCACATCTCTAACAGTCCATTGTCTCCAGGTAGTTCGTGGAGCATATTCCAATTCTCTCCCCCACACAGTTCATAGAAGCCTCTCTCAATCATGGTCACGTGACCATGACGCAGCTTGATGACGTAGGACCAAGATGGATGCCCAAAGGCCTGCACAGCTCCCACCCATTTAGCTAGCCCCCCAGTAGCCATCTTCACTCACCAGAGCGCAGAGACGTGTGTTCTCTGTCGAGGTCTGCAGCAGTCTGATTTTTGACTTCCTGGTTTTCTCTTTATATACCCTCTAGTCTCCACCCCCTGGTTAATCATTAGCTTGACCTTTAATGTGATTGGTCCACCTGTCCTCGTCTATGACGTCTCGCTTAATCACAGGCTCTATATTTTTATTACTCATCTCCTGCATCCACCATATTGGCTGCCCGATTAGGCCTTACAATGCGCGCGCGAAGCGCGCAGCGGCGCAGCCGCTCGCATTATTGGCCCGGGCAGCCAATATGGTGGATGCAGGAGATGAGTAATAAAAATAT